ATGAGTTTAAAAAGTTTACAAGAAAAAATTGGTGTTACGGCAGATGGAGCATTTGGACCGGGCACAATGAAAAAAGCAATGGAGTTTTATAAATTAACTCCAGTTAGAGCAGCTCACTTTTTTGCGCAAACGTCACACGAAACGGGCGGCTTTAAAGCATTTTCAGAAAATTTAAATTATTCAGCATCAGGTCTACAAGGGATCTTTGGAAAATACTTTCCTGGAACATTAGAAGAGTCTTATGCGCGGCAACCAGAAAAGATTGCCAACCGAGTGTATGCAAGCCGAATGGGGAATGGCGATGAAGCATCAGGGGATGGTTGGAAGTATCGGGGCCGAGGTGCACTACAACTCACAGGAAAATCGAATTATCAAGCATTTGCAGAATATCTTAAAAAACCAGAAATACTAGATACCCCAGATCTAGTTGCAACAACATATGCATTTGAATCAGCAATGTTCTTTTTTGATCGTAATAAACTTTGGTCTATTTGTGATCAAGGCGTTAATGATGCAGCTATCTTAGCATTGACAAAAAGAATCAACGGCGGAACTCATGGTTTAGAAGATAGAAATGCTAAAACTAAAAAATATTACGAATACGTGAAATAATTATGGCATATACAAGAGAACAAATCGAAACAGCTGTTAAAGCCAAAGGGTATGTTTGGTTTGAAGGAGCAAAAGACTTCGACGTTAATATCGTAGGAGTTAGAAATTCAGATACGGGAAACAAAGTAACTAATGTATTTGATGATACTATGACTGTGTCGTATAAAGAAAATGGTGAATGGAAATTTGCATCGTGGCCTTGTACAACCGATCCAGGTACAAAAGGAGTTAAAGAATATCATAATGCAGCAGGCGTAGCACGTTTAGTAGAAGGACAATATAGAGGTTCTCATACTTTAGGATTACATCAAGGCAAATATGAGGCTCTTAAACAAGCGAAACCAGTTAAAGTTTTTCGCGATCCAAATCGTGATATGACTTATGACGAAAGCAAAATTGCTGAAGGAGTATTTGGAATCAATATTCACAAAGCAGGTGCAGATTCAACATATGTTGAGAATTGGTCCGAAGGGTGTCAAGTATTTAAAAAGTCAGCTGACTTCGAAGCATTTATGACAATTTGTCGTAAAGCAGCTGCTATCCATGGTAAATCATTTACTTATACATTAATTGAATCAGCGGATATAAAATAATGAAAACAACTACATTAACAACCGCGGGGATATATTCAGTGAGTACAATTGCAGCATTCATCTGCACTTATTTTTTCAACTTAGCAATGGCAAATTCAGATCAATATTTGGCATTGGTTGGAGTGGTAATGGCAGATGGCTTCTTTGGCGTAATTGCTGGAGTAAAACGAGAAGGATTTCAAACCTTTAAAGCACTTAAAGTTTTGAAAACTTTAGTAAGTTGGATTATTCTTCTTACAACGTTGTTAATGGTAGAAAAAGGATTTAAAGGGACTAGTTGGTTAAGTGAGACCGTTCTAGTCCCTTTTATTATATTTCAATTAATTAGTGCATTAAAAAATGCATCAATGGCAGGCTTCATTAAAATGGAAGCATTGAATGCAATTCTAGACAAAGTAGATCTACATAAAGGCGATCGTAAATAATTTGGATATAATCTTAATATTCCTTATTATTTATTATGAACTATAAACATTTAGCCTATTCATTTTTAATATTTTTATTTGGTCAAATCGTTGTTTGGATTCAAACAAATGGTCCATTAATTTGGCCATGGGCAAAAGAATATAGATTTTCATTGATGTTATTAGGAGTTCCGATAACATGGGCTTTTATGGAAGCAACTAGATTATCAGTATCAGGTTTTTCTGGAGCATTTTGGCCTGGCAGATTCCTTTCATTTGTTTCCGGAATAATGATATTTACGTTAATGACATATCTTTTTAAAGATGAAGGCATTAATATGAAAACGGCAATTTCTTTAACATTAGCATTCTCTCTTATTTTAGTACAGCTATTTTGGAAATAATGATATTTATAATAGATGCTAAAAGAATATCAGACACATAGTGAATTAAATCCTGCAATATGGAAAGATGGCGAATTGTTGCCAAAGCTCCGTGCCGGGTTTATGAAAATTGCAGAAAAGTTTTATGAATTCTTAGAAATTGATGCACCGATACTCGATGTTATTTTGATTGGTAGCAATGCAAATTATAATTGGACTAAATATAGCGATATTGATTTGCATGTAGTAATTAATTACATGGAAGTTGGAGATAATTTGCATATGACAAAAAATTATCTTCATTTGAAAAAAGCTCTATGGAATCATGAATATCCATTAAAATATAAAGGCATCAATATTGAATTGTATGCACAAGATGCTAATGAAGATTTACATTCTTCAGTTGGCATTTATTCGATAACCCGGGGTAAATGGATAAATCGTCCCAAAGCTGATTTAGTATCAATCGATGATTCATTAATTCAAATGAAAGCAGAGTCATTTGAATATGAAATTACAAATTTAAAGAAGAATCATCCAAATTTAGAAAAAAGAATTCGAGAAATATTATTACGCCTTCGAAATTTGCGTCAAGCTGGATTAGAAGCTGAGGGTGAATATTCAATTGAAAATCTAGCATTTAAATATCTTAGAAATAAAGGTTTAATTGATCGTTTAAAAGAATTATTACATTTAGATACTGTAAAACATTTAACTTTTGAAAACGTTCAATTCGAGTCAGTTAGTAATATGTTAGCTAAACATGTTATGAAAGAAAAGATCATGACTACAGAAGATTGGCATCATGTAATGAAACATACTAATGCAGTTCATGACGCAATGGGTCAGTGGAAACATCCCGGAAAATGTACAATGATTCCTAGTAATCAAATTACCATGAAGCAAGTTCCACATCAAGTTTTAGGAATTGATGATACAGGACATATGCAATTAATGAAACCAGAACAGACATACGCATTTCCAGGAACTATGGTTTTTGAAATTCCTAGAACACCTCAATGGCAAACAATGATGATTCAATTGGTAAATAAAGTTAGAAATGGAGGACGTTATGCCAAGTAAAGGTTTAGGCGACGATATTAAAAAAATAACAAAGACAACAGGATTAGACCAATTAGCAAAACAAATTGCTCAACTGTTAAACGAAGATTGCGGTTGTGATGAACGCCAAGATTGGTTAAATGAAAAAACTAAGAATTGGCCTATTTATAAAAAAAGGAACATGAATGGCGGTAATAAATAAAACAGGTATTTCAAACGGCGGCACTATTCAAGCTGAACACATTACTAGAGCTATTGATGCATTAAGTGGTGGTACTACTGATTCAGTTATAGCTACAGGATCATTTACAGGATCATTTACAGGCAATGGTTCTGGATTAACTGGTATTACTGCTACATCTGCAGCAGGAGTTGATTTAACAAATACAACAACAGGAACTGGGCCATATTATCCAATTTTTTCATCAACTACTAGTACAGGTGCAATTCTTCGAACAGACACTTCTACATTTACATATAATGCTACAACGAATACATTAACAGTAACATCATCATATGCTGCGACAGCATCTAATTCAACAAATTTAACAGTAACAGGGCCATTAAGTGGTAGTATTACTGGTTCTAGTACTTTGATTATGAATTTAAGTACATTAGGTACATCTGGACAATTTATATTGCCAACTACGGAACCTACTCAGCCGACGCGCGGTAGTATTTATTGGAATTTTAGTACGGGTTATTTGTTTATTTATAATGGGTCTGCTTGGTTAAACGTTCAATTAACAATCGGCGGATAATAAGGATAAAAATGAAAAAATTAAACGAATGCAGTTGCGGTTGCGGAGGCAACGGAGGCTGTAATGATAATACTAGTAATGATAGCAATTACATGTTTTTTGGTAATTTAAAAACTATTAAAAAATATGTAGATGCTATGTTAGAAATGAATCCAGATCAAGTTCAAGAAATACTAAGTAATGGACATG